TACAAGAGCAGTAATACCTGATTTATCTGCTCTAATTTTCTCGCCGATACTAAAAGTATTTTGATTTAAGAAAACTATTCCAAGTGTTGTAACATTTGGTTTCTCTACAACAAGAGCGACAGCTTTACTATCTAATCCAGTAATTTTTTCACCAACAATTAAGTCTGAATTATTTCCACTAGGGCCATCATAAGTTGTTAGTGAAACAGTTGGTAAATCAGGATCTCCATTATCATTAGACTCTATAATTGCAAGCACTTCAGCAACATCAGGAACATTTAGAGATATTTTTCTATCTTGAACTCTAGTTCCAAATACACTACTTGAAGTTAAACCATCATTTGCTGTGTTAGTTCCGATTCCAGAAGAAGATAGACTTGAACGGTTAATTATTACTGTATTTGCTTCATTTAATTTTTTCTGTTTAGTTACAACTTTTGATTTTAAAACAGTTGCAAATAAATTTGCTTTTCCTGATGTCTTACTTAATCCTACGAATGTGACTGTTTTACTATCAGCAGCGATTTCAACTTGACTTTCTTTAAGAGGTTCTACTGATCCATCATCATAAGAGATAAAATACCTCTCTTCATCAAATGGTTGGAAAAATAAATTTGTACCAGCGTCAGGGGATGTAAACTGATTATTTGCAACTGTAATATCTGAGTATTGTTTTCTTAATTGAATAGTTGTATTAGTTACATCAAGACTTGCAATATTTTGACGGCTAAGAGGTGTGGTAAGAGCATTATCACCCATTTCAAATTTAGGTGATCGAATAACAAGATCATTTACATCAAGAGAGCCTGGAATTAAACCATCAGAAACTCCACCGTTACAAATACCAGTTACTGATGTAACACCCACAACATTTATCGCAGATCCATCTGTAGTGACTCCTGTAATACGATTAAATCTAGGAATTGTTTCGCCAGGGATTGTATAACTTACAATATTATTTGAAGTGATAATACCAGCAAAATTTTGTCCAGATGCTGTAATAATACCAGCATTTCCAGATGTATTACTTAATCTAAAATTACCAGCGGCAAGACTTCCTAGTTTAATAAGATTATCAAGAATTAGATCAGCTGAAAATGTAGAAACACCAACTGCACTTTGAAGAGATTTAACATCATTAAATGTAAAATTATCAACTTTAGAGATAACTCTTCCGTTTTGAACTCCATTTATTAATATGGACTCATCTTTTAAAAATCCACCATTTACATCTATCAAACTAAGATCACTTACATTTGTACCAGCAGATCTAACAAATCCTGTCGCACCACTTCTACCACCCTGTATATGATCTCCAACTGATATTGAGGTAATCGCAGTTGCAACTTTAACATTAGTGAATGTTTTTATATCAAATAAACGAGCTTCATATTGAGTAGCATTATTTACATAACTCGCAGATTGTGCTTTAAAATCATAAAGTCTTGCGAGTCCAATTTCATCTCCAGCATTAGAATCATTTCTTCTTCTTGACATTAGAGCGACTGTTGCAGTAGTTCCAATACCTAAACTTGGAGATCCAGAAATATGTTGTACAAATAGAGGATTACCAGTCTCGTAAGTTACAGCTTCTTGTTCAATTTTCTCTGTATCTCTTGGTTTTCCTACATCTAGGAAAGTATTAGATACTCTTTCAATTTTATATCCCTTAATATATGCTGTTCCAGGCGATATTTGAATCGCTAACAATTCATCGTTTGGTTCATTTCCTTGAGTTGTATCTTGTTCTGGTGAATATACTCCTTTGTTTCCAATTGAATCATTCAAAGACTCTTTTGCAAATACGTCAAAAGGTTTTACATAATAGTCTCCAGATTCATCATAAGTTCTTTTAGCTAAAGTATCATTAATTAAATTATATTGCGTTTCATATTTAAATGTTTGTATTTCACCATCTTCAACACGAGAAACTTCAATGAAATTTTGATCATTTGTATCATCAAGATCTTTTTTTGTTAAACTAATACTAATTTGAAGACGGTCAGCGCCAGGAGCAGCAAAGTTTGTAAATCCTGATGCGTTATCATTTAGTGATGGATCTTCATCAGCGCTGATTAAATTCTCTTGAACATCAAATCCAATCCGATATGATGGGTCATCATCATATTGATCTAATATTAAAGTCTGATTTTGAACTTGAACAAAAGTTCCACGAACAAAATATACACCTTCCCCAATTGACATTGCAGATCCAACCGCATTCGCACCAAATGCTAGGGTGTTTGCAAATGGTTCGCCTGCAGCGATTACGGTTGCACCGTAAACAATATCTTTGTTTGATATTAAACTCTCTCCATCATTAAATTCTTCAGTGGTAAAATCGCCACCAGAACCTTCATATCTAATATAAAGAGTTAAATTACCTCTTTCAGAATCTTCTTTTGATACTATTGTTTGTATTGTTGCAGTTACCCCTGATGTTGCACCAGTGATTTTTAATCCTAATAATTGATCTGTATATAATGATACTGGAATACCTAAAAATCTTTCTTCAACTTGAACACATGTAAAGTTACTATCATAAGTTAAGTTGCCTGGAATTACCTTTGAACCTTCTTTAAAAAAGTGAGTACCAAATTGTTCAACCTGATTCTGTAGAATCGATTGTAACGTACTTAGTTCTCTCGCTTGAACTGGAGATCCTGGCTTGAAAAGAACTCTATAAAAATTTTTATTTTTATCAAAATCGTCAAAGTATGGCGATACGTTTAAATTGGTTTCCTGTGGCATGATTCTTTAAAATTCCAGTACGATCTTGATGTCTTCTTTCTGCTGTGAACTGCGAGTAACAGCAGCTCTGTTATCAACGTAAATGATATCACCGCTATATTTTTTCACCTCTGGGTTGGCAACACCTTTTACGAAACTCATTCCTAAGTTGTAAGTCCTACTATTTATTGAGGTAGAAAGACCAGGCGATAGAGAGGTTCCGAAGTTGGTATCTATATTTAGATTACTTGTTCCACCAAATACAGTTGTTCCAGCTCCAGCTGCAGGGTCAGCATTAAATCTGAATAACTCGTATCCATATGAGGGTGCAGTTCCATCTGTTGATATTGCAAGTCTTCGATCTTGCCAATACTTAAGAACACCTGTAGTTGCATTGTAATTAATTACACGACCCACAGCAGTTGATCCAATACCAATTTCCTGAGTAACCTCAGAGTCAGCTGTGAATGTTGTAGTTGTTGATCCAGCACCAGTTAGTTTTAAAGCATAAACAGCACTCGCTTTTGATAGTGTAAGTTTATTATCTGATCCAAAAGCAAGAGGATCTCGACATAAACCAACACGAGAAAACTGGTTTCCTGTGATAAAATCAGGGTTTGATGTATCGTTTTCTAAACGAGAGTAAATTAACACACGATTTGCACCAAGTTCTCGATACACATCAGCACCATGTCCATCTTGAGGTGGAATAATAACATTAAATGCAGCGTCTGTAGAACCTGATGGATTTGTTAATCCAACGTCATTTAATCCAACAGAACCAAAAGTATAATTAGAACCACCATTAGTTATCTCAACCGAGTCAATTTTGCCAGCAGCGTTTACAACAACAGAACATCTACCACCACTTCCATCACCTTTAATAGGAACATTATTGTAAGTTGCAGCAGTTCCGTAACCAACACCACGATTTGTGATTGTAACAATCTTAAGTTGTCCACTCGTTGCAGCATTATTTCTAACTGCAGCCACGTCGTTATTAGTTGACCAACTCTGTGGTAGAGGTATAAAACTTGTTGAATCAAATTTGATAATACTATTTGGGTCAATCGTAAAGAGATACTTCCAGATGTATCCGTCTCCAGATGCACCAGCAGATCTTGGTTCTAAATCTGTGAATAATGGTTCGTCAAGAGATGGTCTTCCAGTGGTGTTTTCTGGGTTTGTTCCATTCTGTAAACAAACATAAACACGGAAGTTTTGATTCATTACATAATAATTTGTGTCATACAAATTAGTTGAACTAGTTTGTGGTGACAAGTTTGATCGAGAATAATCGTCTCGATACATTTCATATGTTGTACCTGATGACCAAGTTATTTTTCTAACGACTCTTGCAATATCATCTGAATTCAACTTCTTAAGAGCGATCATTGTATCCCAATAATCATTCTCCTCACTAAAAGAATCTTTTGGTGATGGTGGATTTTCACTCCAATCTGATTGAAAATCTGCTGGGTTAGGGAGACCAATCCACGCATAATAACTGTTCGTAGTTGAAGCTATCCCTGCTACAAAATTCTCAGAGTTTAATATACGCAGTTGATCAGTTATAATTGCTGACATTTTATCAAAGACTTTTTGTTTTTATTTATATTAAATAAAGGACTCTTTTAAATCCCTCGTTCTAATAATCACAGGGCCAGTTTTGATTCCTGTGATACCATCATTATTAATTGCAGTGAAAGCACTAGTGTCATCCTTCACAAAGTCGTGTAAACGACCCCAAGAGAATCTACCAAAGAATCCACTTCCAATACCAATACCCTCAGTTGAACTAACACTAACGGTCACTCTTCTTAGAGTTGTATTAATACCAACAGTTGTTCCAATACCATATGCATCACCAGTTATGTTCTTAGCACTATGCACTTTGTATATATTATCTATAAAGGATGTACCAATTCCTACTATAGAAGTTCCAACTGCATTTTCATAAGAAGTTAAACCACTTCCAACATTACTATCGAATACTGTAAAGTAATATCCTGATGCGATACCACTTACAGTCACAGCGGATGGCATGACTGATGTATCACGAAGAACAGAGTCTTTTGGTATGAACAAGTCAAGTTGTAATGCTGTTCCAATTCCAGCAACAGTTGATGTTCCAATACCAACTATTTCTCCAAAGTCACCCTCATATTTAATACTAGATAATTTATCTTGAGTTACTTTTTCTGGTTCAACTAATACCAATGGTGGATTTGTATTTGTATATCCAGCACCAGCATTTGTAATTGTGATTGCAGATATTGTTCCCACACCAGATACAGTTGCAACCGCAGTTGCGTTTGTTGTTGTGGTTCCAATTCCAGCATGAACTGTTCCAATACCAGCTGTAATTCCAATTGATACATGAGGTGCAACTGTGTATCCAGATCCACCATTTGAGATAGAGACTGTTGATATTCCACCAGTTCCAGAGACTATTGCAGTTGCAGCAACACCAGTTTTGGTTGTGCGATCAAGAATTAAAACACCTTGTTTAACTTCACCAATATCATCAACCTGATTGAATAATGGCACTGCTGAGTCTACAAACACCTCAGTTGATCCAGCTGATACACTCTTAATTAAATATGCAGTTGGTCTAATATTAGGTTCTAATTCAACTCTATCTTTACCAATTCCAATATTATTTACAATCACATCTTGAATCTGTTTCTTCCAAGTAACAGGTCTTTGAAGTGTTCTAACAGTTGTAATACCAGCATCAATATAAGTATTTGTAGTAACTGTATCTGACGTTGTGATACCTGTAACTGTTCTTGGTTCTTGTTGGAATACATCATCTAGTCCTATATCAGGATACTTATTGATTGTTAATCTATCACCAGTTTTAACTGTTTCTAAAATATCAACGTCAACAACGTCATGATCAGATCCACGATAATAGTAGATCCTTAACCTATCATCAGCCTTTGGTGCTTCTGAGAATGTGATTTGAGATCCACCATTAAAGACATAACTCTCACGAGGAACCTGTAAGATATCATTTAAAAATACCAAACAATTGTCCTCAACACGAATTGGAGATCCTTTCGCTGATCTTAGTGTAATTGGTGTTGCACTTGCACCAATTGTTTTTGTCAGTGGGAAGTTCTTTCTAACACCATCAAATAAATCTTCAAACGTATTTAATTTTTCTAATTCACCAAATGTGAATCCAGCAAAACTATCATTGAATGTATCAAGAACAGTCAACTCAAAGTCTTTAACTACTTTATTAGCATCTGTTAGAATACCAGCTTGACCACCCTCTTCTATTTTAAGAACATCATCAATTCTATAATTGTATCCGAAGTTTGTAATTTGGAAACTAATTATGCTTGATGCAGCACCAACACGAACTGATACGGATGCACCAATACCTGTAGAACTACCAACCAATCTCATATTTTCATAATTAAGTGGTTTTTCAAATTCAAGATCTGGAGGCGATGATTGACTAAATCCTGATCCACCACTTGTAATTGTAACGGATGTAACTAAACCAGCACTTACATTTGCCTTTCCTATTGTAACAATACCAGAACTTGTAACAGCTCTGACTAATATATTTGTTTGAAGTCCTACTCTATATCCAGATCCACTGTTTCCAATTGATACAGACGTAATGGTTCCAGCAGAGGATACAATTGCAGTTCCACCAGCAGCGACTAGAGGTTGATATCCAAAGTTTGTAGTCTCACCAACAGAAACAATAATACCACCTCTAGGAACTGATGATATGTTCACATCATAATTGTTTGTGACTCCAACACCTGTGAAACTTACGGATGTAATACCAGTTGTTTCTGAAATGATATAATCATCATTTGGATTTTGGAATATCTCATTAAGAAGAATAACACCTGTATTTGTTGCAAATCCAGTTACATTTTGTCCTCCAGATTTTAAGATAAAGTTAGTTGCAATACCTGTAAATTGATCTTCCACAGTATCAAATACAAAATTATTTGTATAAGTTTCTTGAGATCCGCCAGGAATACCAGTATGAGTAAATACACGACCAACGAAGGTAGATGTGGTTGTCAAACCAGCAGGGCCTTTTGAACCTTTAGGTGGATCAGTAAAGTTAATCGTATCTTTAACTATCTGATAATTACCTAAGAATTTAGTGACAGTATCGTTAGCGCTATGATTTACAATTGCAGAATTAAGTTGACCTCTTCTTACAAGCATCTGGTTTGTAGATCCAATACCAACAGTATCAATCTTCATAAATTCGTCATTAATTTTTATCACATCACCTGAGAAGAATGATGATATACCTGTTAAAGTAACAAAGTCTGTCTCTGATGCAAGATCAAATGATAATTTGGTGTTAATAGGTGATTGTATAACTGGACTTTGAATATTATTATCAAGAGTGACTAGAACCTTTGAATTAAGATTAGTTGAAGTAAATGATTGAGTTGTTCCAACACCAACAGATGTGATGTCAAGAACAGTTGGGACATTTTGAAGTGCCTCAGTTGCACTGGCAGCGACTTTAAATTTATTTTCTGCGATCTTAACTGCATATACTTTAGATGGTAATTTATCGGTAAGTCCGAATCCAACTATTGTGGTAGCTGCAATCCCAATACTCATGGTTGTTCCAGATCCAATTGGACTATATGATAATTCCTCACCAGTCTGGAAGAAGTGATTATTTACTATAAATGTATTGTTTGTTACATCAACTACAGCTGGATTCTCAGAATTGAATGTTTTATGAAATATAGAATCACCTGCATGTTTCATATTGAATGAGAACTTGATATCATTCTCTGTTCCAGTATATGAACCCTCTACAGACTTCAATCTTGAATCAGTAAATGTGACAAAACCAATACCACCAGTTCCAGTTTCGTTGAAGTTATACTGAACTACTTTTGTTGTAATTGCTGTGTTTGCTGGAGGAGTCAAACGAAGTTCAATATCACCATCAGATGTTGATGAATAACCAACACCAACAGTGCCAATACCAGAGGAACTAGTAACATTGGTAGAGAAGTTGTCCATGTAACCAAACTCAGTAAAGTAAGGAGTAGTCCCGTCATGAATCGCAGTTACTTGAGTTACAGCATATTTGTCATTAGTTGTATCATGTATTTCAATCAACGCATCAAAGGCAGAATATGTATTTGAATTAATTCCACTAATTCTTGTTGGTTGTGGAGTTCCTGTTGCCGCAATATTAGTTGTAGTTGTTAGAACCTCAGTGGTTGATACAAGTGTACTTCCGATTCCAGTCGCAGTTCCTCCGATTGCTACCTGATGCACTCTCATTGTGACACCGACACCAGTTACAGGTGTAAAATAAACACTTGTAATACCAGATCTTACATCTGCACCGAATGTTCCAAGTCCTACACTTGGAGAATCAGTAATCGATAGGTTATCATTTGTCATCTGTGCATAATCTAAAAGATATACCTCTTCACTATCATTCAATACTACTAATTCATTTAATTGTGTTCTTTGATTACCACCTAATTCTTGTGTCTGTATAAACAACTTAGAAGTTGTAATTGCAGTTGTTCCAAAACCTACAACTTGTACAGGAGAAGGATCTGTAGATCCGATACCAGCTGAAGTAGAAATAATATCATATCCTGTTCCAACTGATAGTGTACTAATACCAGTTTGAGTATTTGTAAATGTTTCAATTGCAAATAATCTTAATGCATAATTGTTAAACTTAGATTTAGCTGGAACGAATCTTAATGATCCTGTTGTTCCTGATACTGCAAAATCAAAATCACCAAGATCAATAGCAGTTTCAACACGACCAAACTTCATCATGTAACCAGTAGAACGGTCATGAAGTAAATTGATTTGAATTATTTGTTTTTCGCCTGAAAATCTTGTGTCAAATAACATTACATAAAACTTAACACCATCAATCGCATCAATATTAAAATCAAATACATCAGAGAATGCAGTCGCACGAGGTAAATCATTAAACTCAGAACTTACACTATCAATCGTAATCACTCTATTTGTTCTTGATTCGATGTAGTCAGTTAAAATTTTATTAGCAAAATTAATTTCATCAGATGCAAATAATCCAGCGATGTTTTTTGAATTTTCTGTAACTAGATCAAAATCATATGTATTATGTAAAGATTCATTTTCACTCACTAAGTCAGCAACAACAACAGCGACAGCACTCGAAACACCCACAGATGCATTTCTACGATTCTTATCATCAGTTGATGCAGTTGATACTATACTTACATCTGCAAAATTCTTAAATCCAACTGTGTGTCCAAGACTATTAACTGGATCTTTCCATGTATTATAATCAATTGTGCTATTTAAAGAGTATGAGAATGTTTGATAATAATCATTATCTGCTAATTTTTGTAGTTCAGTGTTTAATTTACCTGTCTCTTTACGGAATCCACTTCTAAATTCAGAGTTAGAATCAATGTTAAATACTGAATTAAATTTAATGGTTTGTTCAATTAGTGCGATTGATTTAGATGATTGTCCACTAATTGACTCACTCACATTAAAAGTATCATTTGAAAGAACTTTAAGATACTTATTATTTTCATTCCATGCAACAACAGTTCCAACTTTATCGCCTGTGCTTACAGTTTCACCCACACTAAATTGATTAACATCAACTTCGATATTAAATTGAGCTATGTTAATATAAGGTATCGCCTGTCCAGATGATGATGGGCCACTAAAGATGCCTGGGCTTGTAACAGATGAATCCAAATTATATGAAACAGTTGCATTTCCTCCGCCTGGATTTGTATTCACACCAGTAATCACAAATGGTTCATAATTGTAATCTGCTGAATTATAACCACTACCAGTTGACCCAATACCAATATTCTCAACATATAATTTTTCACCCAATGTGAATGGATATGTTGTTGAATCATATGAACCTTCAAGAGTTAAAGTTACTAAGTTAGTTCCACTTGTATATGATAAATTTTTAATCTTAATACCATTGTTGTTGTTTGTTGCAATAATTCTTGGATTTGTGTCATATAAAGAATTTGTATTTCTTAGAAGTCTAACTTCAGATACAGACGTTCCTTGTATATCAACATCTGTTATGACCTCATCTTTAACTAAACCAGTGACACGATCAATAATCACAATATTTGGTGGTTGAAGATAATTCTTACCTCCAGAACTAATTCCTATGTTATTAATTTTAGATAATCTATCTAATCTTAATATTTGAGGTAGTTGAACAAATGGTTGAATTGTTTTATCAGATGAATAATCAAATCCAAGATTTTTAATTGTATATCTTCTTAATTTACCAGTTTCATCACTATTAAGTCTAACAACAGCACCAACACCATTTGTAGATCCAATTGAAGTTACAACAGGAATATTTTGATAGTTTCTACCTTTTGATATAATTTTAATTCCATCAATAGACCCAGATGTGGTTGTAGATGATGTAACGTATTTTAAAATTGGTGCTTCATTCTTAGTGTATTCATCTTTTTCTGGTTGAGATGGTAATACAAATGAGAATGTGGTGCTTCCAATTCCTGTAACTACATAACTTCCATTGTAAATACTGTCTGATATTTTTAAACTTGAGTAATTAATTACATCAGTGTCAATAATTGGATTTCTCTTAAATGGAGCATTGATATCTAAATTTACAGGAGTCAATTTGTAATATAAATCAGGTGGAGTATTCTCAGTCACTGAAAGATCAACTCTTGCAGTTGTTGTCACACCAACTGTTCCAACACCTATGACTTGGAAACCACTGTCCTCTCTGTTATTAAAGTATGGATTTGTAAAATTAGTATCTCTAAACAATTCAAAATCAAATACTTGTGTTCTCTTTCCAGATATAACTTGAGTAAGAGAGGAATCTGACACAGCAAATCCAACTTTATATCCACGAGTAAGAGGTAGTGGTGGATTAATCAAAGCAATTTTATGTCCAGATCCAGTTGATGTGAGTGAAATACAATCAGGTATTAT